AAATACTCGGAGATATTTAAGTTCCAAATAATCTTCGTCCAAAACCTCAAACATTTGATCTGCGAAAGGTCTGTCCTCCAAAATAAGGTGGCACAGATCTTCTTGAAACGCTTTTCCATAAGTGGAAAAACTTGGATTACTCATATTCATTTATTCCTTCTTGTTTGAGTGGATTATTGATCTTGATTGCGTAAGTAGATCTACCCAATCAAAAGAAGCAAAACCATTTTGAATTGCGATTGTCTTTAACTTTGTCGCGTTCAATTCAAATTCAAAGTTTTCCAAAGCATAAAGAATCTTGGAAGTTCCTTGTGGTGAAATCATTGGTGGAACAAGATTCATAAGTTTGTAATTTGTTTCTACAACTTGTCTATGTGAAACTACTTCTTGGTAAAACTTTACTTTTGTTTCTTGGTTATCGCAATAATCAATAACACTTTCTAATGTATGTGACTTATCTTCGGATAGAAAGTCCAACCTCTTAGCAATGGTCTTTAACCCAGCACCGGGCACCCCGTCAAGGTTGTCCGAAGCATCGCCAGCAATTGACCTTGCCAAAGCAAAATTGGTTGGATGAATCTTAAACTCTTCTAACACATTCTTAACATTGTGGATCTTGTCTTGAACTGGCCTAAATAAAATTGTCTTACTATCCAAAAGTTGGATAAAATCTTTATCAGAAGAAATAATAACCTTTTGGTAATCCTTGTAAATCTGAGACTTGGCAACATAAGCAATTACATCGTCCGCTTCAACATTATCAACCATAAGTTGAATAAACGGCATATTATTAATAATTTCCATTAGAATTTGTTGTTGCCAAATCTTGTTTTCTTTTTCAGTTTGTTCGGTCATTCCCTCAACTTCATAATTCTTCTTTAAGGGTTTGCGACCTTCCTTGTATTCTTTTACAACTTCACGGCGACGATTAGAACCGCCTTTGCCGTCCCAGCAAATAACGACTTGATCTGGTCTAATTTCATTTACTTGCTTTTTAATCATACCCAAAAATCCAACAACTGCTCCAATAGGATTGCCGTTGGTAGATACAGAGGGATTCACTATGTAAAATCGGATAAAAGCGTTTAACCCGTCCAAAATCATAACTCGTTTATTCATTTTCTATCCATGTTTTATTTTTTAATATACCTTGAATGCATCCGCGAGAAACATTAAACATTTTTCCTAATTTCCTCTGTGATATACCAGATAGATAGAGGATTCTTATCTGTTTTACTATATCAAAATTTAATTTTGAATTACTATTTTTTTCTCCTTTGCGATTTTCTTTCATTTTATTCTTTGTCTCTTGTGAGTGACGTTTGTTTTTCATCGGAGAAGGACGGCCTTTCAATGTCTTGCTTATCTTGTTTTTAACATATTCTGGTGTCTTTATCCCTTTGTTCCATGTAGTTCTTCCTTTACGGGATTGGGACATTTTCTTTTTCGTCTCTTCTTTCAGGATCTTAAATTTAGCAGATTTAGACATTCTTAACCTAGTTTCCTCGCTAATTTTCTTGTCTTTATTTCCTTCACTTATCTTCTTTTTAGTTTCTTCTGTATGCTTATATCCCTTTAATCCGCCACCGACTTCTCTTACAAGATTGTATCCAATATCTCCAAAAGGAGACAAAGTGTTTAGATAATTTTGTTCTTTGTCTAATATTTCTTGATAAGTGCTGGAATTCATTTCTTCTAGAACTATAAAATCAAAATTATCTTCACCGTATTTGATCCAAGATCTTTGTAATTTAGACGAATGGTGTTTTCCGTTCCTTAATCTACTCTTATGAGTATTCCATCTTGTTTCTATATCTACACTACTTCCTATGTAAAATTTTCCATTCTTTTTATTCACAATTTTGTATATACCTTTCATTGTTATTCCTCCTTATATAAGTAGTGTGGATTAACAATTTATGTACTAATTGACTTTATTATTTTTGTTCCTTCTTTTAGCAGACCGCAAAGCAGGCATGTAATTAAAATGTTCTTCGTCAATACCTTGCGTCAATCTTATTTCTGCGACATGCTGGTCATCAATGGTATAAACAACCTTCTTGATCCCAACATGTTCCATAACAAGAAGACACATAGGACAAGGTTTAGACATACGGAAAAGTCCATCACTACCGATCCTGGCGACATAGATAGTGGATCCAGTTGTCTTCTTACGAGAGATTCCAAGGACCGCGCCAAGTTCAGCATGTTGCGTTGCGTGTCCGCATTGGTGATTACGGAAACGATTTGCCCAATTAACAGGGCGAAGGCAATTGTGGGAATAATTAACCACTTGCCCTCCTCTCACCAAGACTGCGCCATGCTTGTAATCAGGACCCCCTGATTCTTGCGCAATCTTCTTTGCGATATTCATAAATCTACGATTCTTGCCCGAAAAGGTCACGGGACGCCTCCAACACCTACCATGTAGCAGGGCGAGGGCGTCCCGTCAAGTCAAGCGGTCGTCAAGGGATCATTCGTCGTCTTCGTCAATATTGTAGAAGGACTCTGCTGATCCTGTTTTGCTTTCAAACTTATGGATAATTTCTTCGTCCATAAGCGCTAAAACTCTTTCTCTAAACTTGGGTTCTTTGATTTTATCTGCCCATTGAGCAGATTGGAACTTTTCTTCTGTTCCGTCTTGATACTTTAATTTGTACCAAGCGCCCGCTTGCTCTAAATGTTCTGACGATTTAATTGCTTCAAACCAACTTTCTTCGTCTTGGATATTTACTTCACCACCCGCCCATAGAATCTTGAAAGTACATTCGCGATTCAATGACCCAAAGCGGGATTTCTTGATTTTTGCTTTAACTTCTGATCCAATTTGGAACCCTCTTTCGTCCAATAAGAAAGACGCTTTGCTTTTACGACCAGTCAGCCAAATTCTTAGCGAGTAAGCGTAAGCAGGCGCTTTTCCGCCTGGTGTGAAATAAGGTTCTACCAATGCTTCTGCGACATTTGAAGTAATGTTTGTCTTCAACTGATTTAGAAGAAGCAAAGTTGAATGTGAATTCGCAATTGGAATTGTTAGTTTTGAAAATGCTTTTGATAGAATACGAGGTTTCATCGCCATTGAAGACTGAGGATTAAAACTAGATTCCAAATCTGATTCACATGGCGTATTTGCCAAAGAATCCCAGATAAAAAGCATTCTGTTTGTATTAGACGCTAATAGTTGTTCTATTGTTTCCAAAACAAACTCGGTTGTTGTTCCTTGAATGTAAAGTAAGTTTTCAAGATTACAACCGGTTGAACTTAAAAACTCTGGATCTACTGCTGATTCTGAATCAAAGTAGATTACATCTATGCCCTTCTTTTGGGCGTTGGAGGCGATTTGCGCTGCCATATAAGATTTGCCCGTTCCTTCTAAACCAGCAATCTCTACAATCTTTCCTACTGGGATGCCTGCCATTTTTCCACTACAAATAATAGAATCCAACCAACGCGAACCGGTTGGGATCCAGTCGGTCACTTCGGTTGGATTACTATCTTGTAGATCGTGCGCGACATTCATTCCTGCCTTTTTATTGACAAGATCACGCATTTCGGAAATGGAAAGGCGTCCTGCTTTTTGTGTTGTTTTTGCCTTAGACACCTATCCTCCTATTAATCAATAAATGCTCTGATTCCGAACAGAATCACAGTCGCAGTGATCGCAAGCGCACCCATATTCATCTCCATTAATTGTTTCAATTGTATTTGTGTAGTTTAGTTTATGAACATCGGTGTCAAATGTGTTTTGGTTTGCTTCTGCTGGAACAGCGCAAGTTCCCAAAAACACAACTGCGAGGACGACGGCAACGCCAATCCAAAATGCTTTCTTTGTGGTTGCTTGTTTAGCAACTTCTGTCGCACTTGCTACAACTTCTGCGACAACTTGTTTAACACTTTCTAACATTCTATTTCTCCTTTTGTTGTGGGGACAACCTAACTGATTGCCCCCACTTTGTCAATTCAGTCTCCCATTAGTTCTTCATATGCTTGATCGATTCTGTTTGTGTTGGTCTTGTTGTATTTTACAACATCTTCGCCAGCAGAACTTTCATCAGAAAGGAATTCGTCCAATGCTTTTTGAACATCAGCGGTTGATCTGCGAGGGTAAATAGTATCAACAGAAGGAATATTCTTCAACAATTCGCCACAACGCTCTTTGCCACCAACCTTATCATTACATAGCGGTGAAGTCTTACGGCGTGGTTGAATCTTTGTTTGAGCATATGAAGCACCGGAAGTCTTACCGTAAGTTAGTGTAAGGTCAGTTCCTTCATCAATATCGGTAATATCGCCATAATCCGGGTTCAACACAAGACCCAATAGTGTCTCGTAAGTTGATTTGCCATAACCCCAAATGCGGACACCCTTATCTTCTTCTCCGCGAACCAAAACTGGCGAGAAGAAGCGTTGCTTAACGAATAGGGACTTCGCCATTTTCATACCTTCTTGATCTCCTGAACCGGAGGACTCCTTCCATAGCGAAGAAGCAAATTCACAAATCGGGCATTCGTCGCCAAAGTTTCGCTTTGGACAAAGAATAGATACATTCTTTCCATTAACTTCCATATAGTGGAAGTGAAGATCGCGGAATGGGTCGCCGTCTGCTGGACTTACAATACGAACATCGTGGTCGCCGTCAGTAATCTTCCATAGAACGGATTGCTTGTCGCCACCGCCGTTGTCGCCCTTGCTCCGTAGTGAATCAAGTTTTGCTTTCATTTTTGATAGATCAATTGCCATTTTATTCTCCTTAATGTAATGGTGAGTTCGACTCTATAGTCAGCGTAGCACTTCTCTACACCGCTTATTTTTGAATAATAGAAGTTGATTTAATAAACCAACAATAATCCACTTCATATGTGGTTGGGTAAATCCCATAAGATACCGAATGTTCTTCGGTTATTTTAGTTTTCAGTTCTGATTTGATTTTTTTAAGTGAGTCGGACGAGGATTTCAACCGCTCCCCGTTCACAGCATACATATAACGGGTCGCCCTCGGGGCGTCAAGCAAGAAGAGGTCCTGTTCGTCGCCTCTTGACGGGTCCTTGACACCAATGGTAGAAATTCTACAAGTGTCGGGGTTTTGTTCTAAACCTCCCATTACTGGGTCTATTCTTGTATAAACATTTACCATATGAAAAGCAGAAGCAATATATTCATTTATTTTATCCCAGAAACCAATAATAGGAAGATTACCAAGTATTTCTTCTACTTTTTGGTTTGAGACAATATAAAGATTTCTAAATGCGCCTGATCTTGCTTTTTGCTGTAAAACATTATAAACAACTTTTTCGTGTAGTTGTTTTGTCTGACTCAACATATCTGTGTCTGTTTTTATGTAAAGGATGTCTATTTGTTTGTCTTTTAGTTGCTCTAAAACAACCAAAGACAAAGCAGAGGTGTATGAAGCACCGCAAACAATAAAAAGTACTTCGTCTTCCAGTTTATCTACAATTTTCTTTAAGTTCGGGGTTAAAGATTCATATTTTTCTGGATGATTTTGTTCTTTTACTAAAAGGGTGTCTCCGTGATCTTGGTTAGCAATAGTAAAAACAGAGTATTGAGGATATTTCTCAAAACATTTTGCTATTTTTGACCCAACATTACCAAGACCAATAACATTCATAGTTTAATTTCTCTCATTTCTCCAAAGTTCTTGCCTGTTGAAG